TTTAATTCTTTTTCGTTTGCCCATTTGAAATTCCTTTCCCAATTTGGAGCGAAAATTAATGGATTCAACGAAACCTCACTAATTGATTCTAATTTTTGTTTGACTATTTTAGCCTTTGATGGATTTACCCTATTGACACCAACAATAGCTTTTACACCTTTTCTTAAATTTTTTGATATCAACATTTTCGCTTCACCTGGCGAACCTGCGTCAACGACAACAGTTGCGGTGTCGCTTGCATCATTACCTAACATAAATTTAACTGCAAATTTAGCTTCTTTGACTTTCATATAACCTCCTGCTGTGGCTATAGCCTTTTCTTTATCTTTATCTTTTTTGGATTTTGGTTTAGATTGAAATGCGTAAGGAGTTTTTGGGGGGCCTTCACCACCATCTATATTACCTGTTACTGAAGCCTCTTCGAGTGCTTGATTGATTAACTCTCTTATTATCTCTTTTAATTTATCTATCGCCGATGACATTTTCTAGCTCCTTAATTAACTCATAATATCTCATAAGATTTACTATCTGCTTGTCTTTAACCACATTACCAACTTTAAGGTTTGGTATTTGATTGATAACTTCACTTAATTTTATTTTTGTGACCTTATCATCAACTTTTATTAAGTAGTTTTTGAGTATTTTAGTAACCTTTGATACCTCAGAGCTGACCACCTCTTTTAAGGAATTAGTATTGGATATGTTGTTGACATATTCTCTCAATAATTTCCTTTGAGGGTCATTTAAGGAACTATATTTGGCGTTGAATTTATCAACTAATAATTGATAGGATAATAATCTAACGTCTTTATCTTCTTCTTTTAATTTTGAACCTTTTTTATTTTCGTTAAGAGTATTATTATCACGTGTGATGTATTCTATAATTGTATATCTGCCTTCAGTAATTGGAATAACATCAGTATGGGTATTTGATGAATGAAAAACTTTATAAATTGAGGCTAGAATTTTATAATTAGGAATTCTAACCTTAAAGAAATCAGATACATTATAATTTTCTTTGATTTCTTTTATTAAATTAAATTTTTCTCTTTTTAAAACTGAATTATTTATATTTTGGCGTGATTTAATTACCGCGTCTACTAAATAGGTAGCTTTATTTTCTGATTTAAAATTTTTATTGATTAATATATTATATAATTGGTTTTCTTTTCCAATTTCAGTTCTCTCATTAAAATATTTTTTAACTAGTTTAACGGCTTTAGAACTTTTTTCGTTTGCATTCAAAATATCGGCTGTCACTTGACGAGTCAACAACTCAAAAAGGATGCCTGTGTTTTTTATCTTTGAATGTTTAACACTCTGCTTCATAAATTACTCCAAAAAAGTTTTCATACACTTTCATATACAAATATTCATATATAAATATAAAGAAACATAATAATTATTCATATTATGTATCAGATAAAGAGGAAGATAGTTCGGATTCATATTCCTTTTCAACTTCAGTCGTTTCGTTAATCAAAGTCCTATCTTTTTTGTTAAAAACACCCTTTAACTTATCAAGATGTGCTAAAGCCAAACCACTTCTATACTCAGTTCCATACTTTGGAGCATGTGAACCAGCTTTTTTGAGGTCATGTTTTCCTATTGGGTCTCTACCCCTAGCACTTCCATCTTTTCCATAATGTGAAATTTCTTTCGGTCTACCAGCTCCTTCAAATCCACCCTCTGGTGCGCCACCTTTATCATTAAGTTCATGTCCAGTTCTACCCATAGCCATATCCGATGGTGTACCTTGCGCCTGTCCACTCTCTGATGGGTCGTTACCTTCATTTTCAATTTGAGAACGTCTGAATTTTTCCTTAAAATCTTCTATTATACCATCCTGCTCTTCTTTTTTCTGTTCGTCTGTAAAATTAAATATATTTTTATAAACCCATTCGCTTGATAATAAACCATCACCAATCATATCTCTAGCTAAACTAATTTTATTTCCTAACAATTCTAGCTTTTCTTGCTCATAAACGGTTGATGGGTTTGTTAATTCTAAATCAAAATTAACTAAATCTTGGTCGGTGTAACCTTGCGCATATAAATGAACGATACCAATTTTTGTTAACTCACTAACAATGATTCTTTGGATTCTTTCGATTGTTCTAGCAAACCTAACATCTTGTGCTGCTAAAGTAGCTTTACCCTCAACTTGCTCCTCATAACCGATAAAAGCGGATGGTATTCTTAAGGCTGCCATTAATTTTTTTCTTAAATATTCAATATCATCTGTGGCGTTAAAATCTAATCCACCTAAAGAATCTATTTGAGTACCGCTATCTCCACCTCTTACAGGCATAAAAAAGTCTTCTGTTAGGTTTTGAATATTGTATTTTAAATTATATTGTCCATTATCATCTAAGACAGGTGCTTTTTTCATTTTGTTTACAATTTTTTGCATATATTGGTCAACCTCTGCTGGAGGAATATTTCCAATATCAATTTTGAAGACTCTCTTCTCAGGAGCTCTCATTATCCTATGGATTAACATAGCATCTTCCATCAAAGATAATTGTTTCCATATCTTTCTACCACCCTCTAATTGTGACCTACCATAAGGTAAAAAGTTTGAATCAGCTAACATTCTAAAATGAGCTACTTCATAATTTTCAAATTCCGATTGTTCCTTACCACCAGGTAAAGAGTGACGTTTATCACCTGTTTCTAAAACATATTTTACATAATGTGGATTGGTTGGGTCATCCCCTTCAACTCTCGTGATATCATAAGCTGATATAGGTTCAACATTGGTTATACCAAATTGTTCACTAATGTCTAGCTTTAAAAAGAAATCACCATACTTAACTAAATTTCTCACCCACGGATACAAATTAAATTCTATGTTTAAAATATCATAATATAAGTTATGAAGTATGTCGTGTATATTACTGTTATCTGTTGTTATTTTTACAACCTTCCCATACTCACCTTTTAGAGTGGATTCATCAGCATAAATATCCAAAGCAGATGCGATTATTGGGTCACTATCCATAGCTTCATAATCTCTGAATAATCCAAGCCTCATAGTTTTTTGATAAAGTGATTGATTGTAACCACTCATACCTGACATATTATTATATAATCTATTATATCTATCCACAAGTTGACGTTGTGCAACTGCCTGTACTTTCTCTGTATCAGCTATTTTAAGTTTTTTACCACCAACATTTCGTACAATTACGTTTGTTGAAAATAATCTTCTAAGCCTACTGAATAGATTTTTATCAGCCATTTTTTACCTCTTAATTAATTAACCAATTTAATGATTCTTTTTGTCCCTTAACATCCCACTGCCAAGCATCGTCTTCTTTATCATCTGCTAAATAGACTCCTTGATTTGATGTTATACTACTTAGGGTTTTCTTTTGTAATGCGATACCTTCTGCTTTTAATCTCAAAGCCGTATCTCTTATCCATAAGCCAATGCCTAAACTCATAACTAAATCATCATTATAGCCAGTCATTGCCTCTGTCTTTTGACCATTGTAAATAAAAACAAATAATTCATCAATTAACCTTTGAGATTTAATGGTTAATGATTTTTCTCTGAAATATTCTTCCAACTTTGCAATTACCAATGGTCTGGTTTTCATTGACATTGTAAAGCCAGGCACTAAATTTTTATCTGCTTGTCTATATTTGTTTGAAATCTGATGTTGTGTATCGACATATTTCAAATCTTTGGATGTGTAAAATAAATTATCGTATCCTCTGTCTATACATTGTTGTAGAGCAGCCCAACCTATGTTGTTGTTCTCAACAACTAACAAAGCATTATTAAACTCAGCTGCTACATTGACTAATAGATTTCCAAAATCTCGTGTGGATATTTTTCCTTTATATTCACCGACCTGTTTTACTTCCTCAAGCTCAATTATGTGAAAAGCGGAGTAGTCTGTACCATCACCTCTACTAACGTCAGCACATATTAAATAATCCTTTGTATAATTAGCAGGTTCCCAAATCCATAAATTACCATCAATACCTCGTTTTTCCAATGGTTCCTCTATGTTTTTTTCTCTGAACTCTTCCAAAATAATACCATCTATTACGGTTCTACCTGAGGTAATAAAGTTACAATCACATTCTTGAGCCGCCATAGACGGGCCTAAGAGACTATCTTGTCTATCTCTCCAATCTTGATTTCTTTCAGGATGTAATGTCCAATGTAACTTTATAAAATTAAATTCGTTTAGTCCATCTTCTGAATCCATCCAAGTTCTATGGAACCAATTACCAACACCATTTGGTGTTGAAAGAGCTATACATTGTCCACCAGTTGATAGTGTTTGTTGTGCCGAAGCCCAAATACCATCTATCTTATCAATAAAAGCTGCCTCATCAATAATTAGAAGTGATAACGCTTCTGACCTACCAGCCTCCTCCTTACTAGATATGGCTTTTATTTGTGAACCATTTTTGTATCTCAAGCTCAATTTGTTATCTTCAACGCATGGTTGTTTCAACCAACTTGGTAGATTAGCGTGCATCACTCTTACTTTGGTAACTAAATTTTTAGCCGTATCTTGTTTTGTTGCAATCACTAATATATTCTTATCAGCTTTAAACGTCATCATCCATAAAGAGTAACCTGCTGTTAAAGTGGATAAACCTAATTGTCTAGCTTTTAAAATAATATTGTATCTATTTACAGAAAACTCCGACAAAGTTTTTTCTTGAAAGTCATATAAATTAAAAGGGACTTTACCTTTCATAGGATGTTGTATCATCCCATATTTTTTTAAAAAATATACCGGGTCTTGCGCACACTTAATGTATTCTTTTTTGATTACATCTTTTAGTTGTTTATCATTTGTTTCCATTATAGTCCAGGTATTTGAGATGCTAAATAAATAGGAATTATTGCGCTAGCAATTCCATAAGTGTACCAAAGATATTTGTTATCATACCATTTTGGTTTCACTAATTTAATTTGTTGTTCGTAATTATCTTCTCTTTCTTTTAACACAGATATTTGTAAATCTTTCTGACTTATCAAAGAAGAATCAATAGCTGTTTGCTCCTCATATTCCTTTACCAAATCCTCCAAATAACCAATTGATAGTTTTTGATTATTTATTTCAGATTCCATTTCTTTCATCTTATTAGCAATCTCAACTATTTGTTCATTGGTTAATAAAGGTTTTTGTTGCGCATAACAAAAACACATAAAAAAAATACAGAATATCTTAAATAAATTTCTCATTATGGGAATAGTAAATTGACACTACCGCTACCACTCACTCTTTGAACACCAATTTCAAATACAGTATCTAAAGAGCCAGTCAATGTACTAGCAGCTACTGAACCACCCTTTGCCGCGGTAATGAATAATGAACCAGCATCTTCTATTGTAAAAGCAGCTGCTCCTCTCTCAGAAGCCGTAGCGAAGAAGTCAATACCGCTCGAACCATCTATCGTCTTTATTCTGTTATACTTGCCAGTAGCTTGAGCGGATGATGATGGTTGTGCTCTATCTATAAATTTGAAATGTGTTGCCAATCCAGTTGAAAATCGGTCAGACATTTGATTCTCCTAATTATTTCACAAATTTTTTCAAATACTCAGCTGCTTTTTCTGCATCATCATTATCAAATGCTTTTTGCATTTTGACCGTATTCTTTTTTGTATTTGTGAGTTTTCTTTTTAAATTAGTAATTTGTTTTTTGTTTGTTTTCTTATCTTTTTCTAAAGTCTTAATTTCTGAAGTAATACCCTTTTCTACCTTTTTAGAATTGTTGATTACTTTTTTTAGCTCTTTAACTTTCTTATCTCTTCGAGCACCTAAAAAAGCAGTCAACGCCATTGTCAATACTCCAACGATAGCTATCCAAGCTTTTTTTATTTTCATTGATACCTCCAGTAATTCATTAATAAATATCTAATTAAAGATTTTCTTTCATTTTCTCAATGTCTTTAAGAGCATCGTCAGCTAATTTATTAATTACCTCTTTATCTTTTTTAGATATATTCCATTTTTCTTTATCAACCGAATATCCATCAGGTCTGTTTTGATTAAAAAACTCAGGAGATTTTTGGTTTCTAAATCTTTTTATATCTTCTTCTAAATCGCTGAGATATGCTTTGGTATTATTTTTTACTTTACCCTTTGCCCATTCTTCATAGGTTCCCTCAATTCTCATTTTATTTTCGGCTTCAACTTGACAATCGAAACAATGACCATATATTCTCCACATTTTATCATCTAATCTTTTTTTCATCGTCTTCTTACACTCAGGACAAAACCACGGCATTCGTGCTTCTTTCATTATCTCTGATAATTCATCTATTTGGTCACCATTCTTTTTATCAGTTTTGCTTTCATACCCAACCATAACCCTTTTCTCTGGCGTTTCACCTTTGATTACTGAGTCTAAATATTTTAATTGTCTCTCCCTTTCTTTTGGTGAGACATCATCTACTGGATTTCTTCCCATATTTTAAAAAGTTGTTAAACCTATTATTTGGTTTATTGGAGCAAAAGCGCCGGTAAATTTATAAGTTTTACCTTTGTATTTAAAAACCAATCCCTCCGCTGGAACTATTGATTTAAAACCACCAATCGCGTTTAGTTTGCTTAGTTGTTGTTTTAGAGTATTTAATTTTTTCAAATCCTTACCTTTTCTTACAACATTTATCGCTTTAACAACATCCTTTCTGATTGTTTGAACTGCTTTATCTGGATTAGCCGCTAAAAAATTACTTATATTTTTTAATATTTCGGCACCCAACTCAAAAAATAAAATTTCAAATGGTTTCATATTCTCTTTTACCATTTTGGTGTGGTCTTGTTTATCCGTAGATAAAAACCAATCTAAAAACTTTTGATTATCAATATCTGCTCTGATTTTTTGAACGCTATATGATTTGTCAAAGAATGCCCATCTCTTTGTTAAGTTCATTAAAACCTTATTTGGTATTGCGTATTTATATTGTTTTGCTGCGTTGAATATGAATTCCATCCAATAACTTTGATGATACTCATTTAGAGTATCGGTATCTTTTAATCCAAATTGACTTTTAAGTTTATCAATTCTATTGAAATAAATATCACGTTTTTTTCCAAAGTTTTGACTTTTTTTCAATGTTAAAAAATTTGGTTTTTGAACCTTAAACTTTTTTCCAATGTTCGCATTTATTTGGGTTATCATACCAGCCAATATTCTACCACCATCACGTACCTGACCTTTTGGATTCCCATTTTCATCATATTTTGTAGCGCCATGAAATTGTAATAACCTTTTATCATAATCTATTATGTTTTTGGTAGGGGGATAAATAATTTCTAAATTTACAAAATTACCACCTTCATCAAATATTTTTTTCTTTTGTGCGTCTGATAATTTACCAACCATCTTTTTTAAATCTTGCATAGCAAAAACAAAAGCATCCTTTATATCTCCTCTGCCTTGAAACTTCCTAGCAACAGCAACAACATCCATAGCTTTTTTACCCTTATCTTTTATTTGACCTTTATTCCTAGCTGCTAACAATTTATCTTTTTTAAAGGTTATCATAAGATTTTGTCCGTCTGTTTTTTCTGTAGGTGTTTCCTCTAAATCTAATCTTCCTTGCAGGCCTAAATCAACTATTTTCTTTAAATCACCAAACGTTAAATCCTTATCATCAAAGGGATGATTCATATGACCATAGGCACCACCCTCCAACAATATATTTTCCTTCACCACATTACCATCATCATCTATTTTTGGTTCTTTAATTTGACCATCATAATCTATAACTTTGACAGGAATTTGATTACCAAAAGCTGTTTGTGCCATTAGTCTGGTATTTCCAGCTAATAAAAACATATTTCCTTCTTTATCTTTTACTGATATTGGAGCCTCTTGAGCCTCACCACTTTTAATATTTTGTGTAATGTAATCCCAACTTTTATCATACTCTATAGCTTTTTGTTTAGCGTAGGCTATAGGATTATCAGATTTAGCTACATCAGCTGCATCTGTATTCATCATATTTTTCAAATCATTATCTGACAAGCTCCTCTCGGGTGCATCTAATATTTTTTGTTTTAAATCATCTT